AGCATTAGATTGGGAATCGCGCCACAGCAGTTATTAGATCTAGATAAGACCATGCTCGATGCATTAGTGCAAGGGCTCAAGGATGAAGCGAAAGAGGTGAGCGATGCCAGCAAGCGTAAAGGGCGGAATCGCTCTTAGAAAGTCTCTACGCGCTTTTAGTCCTGATCTTGCTAAGGCTTTACCCAAAGAGGTTGCAGCAGCTCTAAAGCCTATTACAAAGGCTGCTAAAGGGTATCTGCCAGATGAGGGTCAAGTGCTAAGCGGATGGTTAGCGCGTGAAGGTTCAGATGCGCGCTTTCCTGTTTATAACGCTCGAATTGTAAAGTCTGGCATTGGTTATAAGACCACACCATCCAAGCCTAATCGTAGAGGCTTTAGATCTCTTGCTCGCGTATTCAACAAGAGTGCTGCTGGAGCGATCTATGAGACTATGGGGCGAAAGACTCCACAAAGCCGATTCGTACAGAATCAGCAGGGTAAGTACAGCTCACAGATGAAAGGCGATCAGAAGATGGAAGGTCGCGCCTTGTTTCGTGCTTATGAAGAAAACAATGGCAAGGCGAGAGAAGCAGTATTAGCAGCAATTAAAGGCGCAGCTGACAAACTAAACGCGAGAGCAAAGGTGTAAATCATGGCTAATGTAATGATTGATATTGCTGCGGAGTTCGTAGGCAATAAAGCCTTTAAGCAAGCAGACAGTGCTACAGATAAACTCACTAAGAATGTTAAGAAACTAGCAGGTGCTTTTGGTCTGGCTTTTGGTACCACCCAGATTCTTGCCTTTGGTAAGGCTGCCGTTAAAGCAGCAGCAGAAGATGAGAAAGCACAAAAGCAATTAGCCCTAGCTCTTAAGAATGTTGGACTTGGTCGAGATGCCGCATCTTCTGAGGAGTACATCCAAAGATTACAAAGTGAGTTCGGCATCCTTGATGACAAGTTGCGCCCTGCTTATCAGACATTAGCGGTAGCCACACAGAACACTAACGAAGCACAAAGACTTCTCAATCTTTCCCTAGACATAAGTGCTGCAACAGGTAAAGATTTAGCATCGGTTACAGGAGCGTTAAGTCGTGCATACCTGGGAAACAATGCAGCATTATCTCGATTAGGTGTAGGCATATCTAAGGCAGATCTTAAGGCTGGCAAGTTCGAAGATATTATTTCTCAGCTTGAGGGAACATTTAAGGGAGCAGCAACACAATCTGCTAACACTTTTCAAGGCTCAATCGATAAGTTAGGCGTTGCTGCTGCTAACGCTTCCGAGATTATTGGTACAAGTCTGATCGATGCTCTTAAAGGATTAGGAGATCAAGATTCAGTCGATAACTTGGCAAGTGCGATGCAGAATACTGCGATCTACATTGCCGATGTTATTCGTGGAATCGGTGTACTTACAGAAAAGTTAAAGTCATTGCCCGGGGTTTCTGGATTGAATGTTGGAATGATTCCAATTCTAGGCACTTATTTAGAAATGCTACGCGCTGCGGGTCAGGCTTCTCTTGCTGGACAAAGCGGTGTCAATGCTCAAGGTCTAGCAGATTTAGCCAGACTTCAAGCTGCATATGTCGTAAAAACTTTAGGGGCTAAGAAGAAACTTACCGCAGAAGAAATAAAGGCATTAAAAGCAGCAAGATTAAAACTGGCTATCGATAAGGCTAACCTTGCTCTCAGCAAGGGCGAAGAAATCTTCGACATGGATAAAATCCAAGTTGCAGCAGCTCTTACTAACCAAGCCGAGCAATTAGGCAAGGCAAGCAATCAAGCACAACTTCTACAGATTGCCAACGATACTGCTCGCTTAAACATCAAGCAGTCAATCTCTAATCTAGAAGATGCTATTGCTTCTAAGGATGAAGCAGCCATTACTGCTGCAACCAAAAGACTTAATGAAGATCTAAAAATATTTAGTGCTTTGACTGCTCAGAATGTAAAACTTGCAGACATCAAGTCAATCCTTGAAAGTCTAAAGCCTGTTGATTTAATCAATCAAAGCAACTTAGACAAGGCTTTGGCTAGTATCCAAGAGATGCTTAGACTTCTCGCCCAAGCCAATACTCAAGCCAAAGCAACATTACCAACAAGCGCAGCTCTAGGCTCTGGCATTCCAAAGGGCGATTACATTGCTCCTATCTCCACAGCAGGTGGATCTATTGGGGCCATTCTAGAATACGCAGAAGCAGCAGCAGCTCGCGCTAATGCTTTTGCAGATTTGTTAGATATGGAAAATGCATCGGCTGCAAGTTCAATGGCTTCATCAATCGACCTAGAAAGCATCGCTCGTTCATCCCTACTGCAAGGTCTCGCAGGTGGTGCAGGTGTATCAGGTGCGGTAAGCGGATCACGCTATGCAGCTCAAGCAGCTAATTCTTACAACATCACAATTCAGGCTGGCATCGGTGATCCAGAGGCTATTGCTAGAGCCGTGGAAGATGTTGTCCGTCAGTCATATCAGCGAGGCACTAGCTCTACAGGACTTCTAGCCGTATGACATGGTTTCCAGAATGGCGCATCACTGTTGGGACTAATGTCTATACAAATGTAACTGGCGTTAATGTAACTACAGGGCGCATTGATATCGATCGCCAATGTCAAGCAGGTTATGCCCGCATGGACATCATCAACTCGACTAATGCTCTCTTTGACATCGATGTTACAGATTCCCTAACCTTAGAACTTAAAGATAGCGGTGGCACTTATGTGCCTGTATTCGGTGGCACAGTTTCAGACTTTTCAACCTCAGTCAGAAGTCCAGAAGAATCAGGGTATGTAACTCTTGGCACAATACTTGCAGTCGGTGCTTTGGCTAAACTACCTAAAGCCATCTACACAGATTCTGTAGCTCACGATCTTGATGGCGAACAGATTCGCATCATTCTTTCAGAGCTTTTAGTTAATGAGTGGATTGAAGTAGCACCTGCCCTTGAATGGCAAGATTACGATCCGACTACTACATGGGCTAATGCTGAGAATGTGGGCTTGGGCGAGATTGATGCTGGGCTTTACGAAATGGATAACCTCAGTGCAGCAGATCGCAACACTCAGACCTTAGTCCAGCAGATAGCAGACAGCGCACTCGGAACGCTCTACGAGGACAAGCAGGGTCGCATCGCCTATGCAGATGCGGATCATAGAAGCAACTACTTAGCAGCTAACGGCTCAACCCAGTTAGATGGCAACTACGCTTCCCCTGCAAGTGTGAAGTCGATTTTACAGATTGGCAAGATTCGTAACAGTGAGATCGTGCGCTATGGCAATGACTACGGCAGCACATACTCAGCCACAGACGATGCATCTATCACTACCTATGGTCGCTACCAAAGGACATTCGATTCTAACATTCGCTTTCTGGCAGACATTGAGGACATTATCGAGCGCGATCTAGCCTTGCGCTCAGTGCCTAGAACACAGCTGGATCAGATTACTTTTAGACTTGACAATCCTCTTATGCCTAACGCCCTTAGAGATGACCTAATCAACCTTTTCTTTGGCGAGCCAGTAGTTATTACTAACCTACCCTTTAACATGTTCGAGGGGTACTTCTCAGGCTTTGTAGAGGGCATCTCTATGAGAGCAACGCCAACCTTTGTTGATGCGACTATCTATGTCTCACCTACAGACTTCTCACTTATAGCCCCGACATGGGCAACAGTACTTCCAACTAACACCATCTGGAGTGGCGTAAATGGTACACTACAGTGGTCTAAAGCGATCGGAGCTCTAACCTAATGGCAACAACAACCCCTAATTTTGGTTGGGCAGTACCAACCAGTACTGACCTAGTCAAGGATGGCGCAGTAGCCATTGAGACACTAGGCGATTCTATCGATGCTTCTCTGGTCGATCTAAAGGGTGGCACTACTGGACAGGTACTAACTAAGGCATCTGGAACAGACATGGACTTCTCATGGACAGCCGTAGATCCTCTGGTCATTCTTGATGCTAAAGGCGATCTCATCACAGCAACAGCAGCAGACACACCTGCTCGCTTAGCAGTAGGAACAAATAATCAAGTCTTAACAGCTGACTCAACTGCTGCAACAGGCTTAAAGTGGGCAACACCTGCATCAGGCGGTGGCATGACTTTACTTTCAACCACCACTCTTTCAGGTGCATCTACGACAATTAGCAGCATTGATCAAACCTATACAAACTTGATGGTCTTTGTTTATGGCATAACAATGTCAGCAGATTCACTAATTTTTATGCAACCAAACTCAGTAACTGACAAAGTTTGGTCAGTTATCAATTATGCAAATGTAACTGATGGTCCGGGTGCTACTGCTTTTTATCTAAGCTCTACAAATGGAACCCTTGAAGTCGAATCTACTTCTAGCCTTAATGCGTGGTCAATTAACATTAGCAATTACGCATCATCGACTTATAAGCCAATCCACGCAGCTGGTGGCTATGTTAATGAAACAAGCTCATCGGGTGGTTTAAGCAATACAGGTTATTTCCAATCCACTACGGCTATTTCATCACTAAAGTTCACAACTTCAGGCGGTACATTTTCAGGTGGCACAGTCCTAATCTACGGAGTGAAATAATGACTAATCCAATTATCAGAATCCACAATGCAGAAACCGATGAAATTATCGATCGTGAAATGACTGCTTCAGAATTAAAAGATTACTTAGCAGAACAAGAAAGAGCACAAGGGGAAATCGCTGCGGTTGCAGAGAAGGCTCAAACAAGAGCTGCATTGTTATCTCGTCTTGGCATTACCGAGGATGAAGCGAAACTGTTACTTGGATGAAAGTAAAGCTCTCTAAAGCTGCTATCCAATTAAGAGAGCAGATTGATGACTCGTTCCCAGATCGTGACCGCACATCGGATGGTTGGATCGGTGATACCCGA